AAGTCATCGTGAGTGTTGCCACCACCTTACCGCTAGAGCCACCACGCTTATACGTTGCCGTCAAAAGGTTGTTGGCGCCGTCGTAGGTGTTCACGATGTAATCGTGCGAGGGAATATTAAAACCACCGCTAGCGGTAGCATCGCCGCCACCAGGAAGGACGTAGTACATCAGATTTTGTAGGCGATGACTTTGCCGCTAGCTAGCGTCACGCTCGTAAACACGCCCTCGATCTGATCACCCTTGCCCAAGGGAACGGAGCTAAAGGTATTGCCGCTGGCGTTTTGAATCGTTGCAGTGCTGATCACGGCGTCGGCCACGGCATACAGCTTCCAGAAGCGACCGGTATGGGCCGCAGTGTCGCTGATGTACTCAAAGCCAATGTTGTAAGCGTCGTTGTCGGCCATGGTCAGCTACGGCGAATGGCAAAGTTGCCCGGTCCACTGATTCTAAGTCCAGTCAAATACCTTTCATAGATTGGCGGGAGGCGATCAGCACCGGTTGCCGATGCACTGGCACCAGCATTAACCACGCTCAGGCTGCCAATGGTGACGGACTTGTAATCCTCCATGCCGCTCAACCCCATCCCATCTTTGTTGTTGTTCAGATAGGTGGCCAGCACGCACTGGGCTTTTTTGATCTGATCGGGAATTTCCGTGTCCGTGTAATAGTCCGTGGTAATACGGAACGGGAAACCGACGGCGTAAGTGTTGATATAGGTGTCAGGCTTGCGAACGCCTGTACGTGGCCATTGCAGGGCTTGGGTATCAGTAGCCCGAGCGCCAAGGAACCGTTCACGGTCAAGACGTTGGGTTGCCGTATACAGCGCCCGATTTTTCTGATCCGTCGTGGCAGTAGCCCAAGCCGTTACGTCGTCGTCTTGAACGAAGCCTTCAATGATCAGTTCCGCTGCTGCCAGCGTCAGGTAGGAGTTGGCGTTTGCGCCGCCCACCGTTGCGTCGATTGTTATTGCCATCGGTAGACAGCGGCAGTTCTTCTGTTACTTCAAGTTTAGGCGTGGGCTCTGCAATAGGAAAAGAGGCCCCAGCCGAAGCCAGAGCCTCCATTTCACGCAGTCGCCGGAAAGCGAACAGCCCCATCAGACGCGCTTGAGCAGAACGCTCAGGATCACGCCGGCCAGAGCGGTGGTAGTGCCGGTCACGTCAAGCGACAGGCGGTCGCCGGCCTCAAGGGTGAGGTTGGCAGTGGTGCTGGTCAGTTCACCCGAATCAGCCGCATCGAACTTCTGCTCAGTAAGAGCAGTGCCCTTGAGGTTGATTTTGGTGGTGCCGAGCAGGTCATCGCCAGCGGTGGCGGCTTCGGTGCCTTGGCAACGACGAATCGTGCCGGTCACATCAGAGCCATCAGAACCAGCAGTGGCGTGCACCTCACGGATGCTGACCACTTCGCACTTCACCGGAGCGGTGAAAAACTGCACATCAGCCACCGAAGAGGCGATGTAATGAGTAGCAACGATGTACTGCTCAGTTGACAGTTCAAACTGGGAAGGTTGGGCCATGGTTAGTTCCTCCTATCAATCAAAGTTGGAGGTGATGGTGGCACGCACGATTCCAATGTTCTTGGTTTCGTACACCTTGCTCCAGTTGGCCACAGTTGCCAGTTGAGCACGGGTGGGGTTCGTGGTGGTCACGGCCCACTTGGCACCAACGGGGTGGTAGATGTAGTGCATGTCCAGCGACATGGCATCCGACTTGGCGAGAATGTCGCGGTCGGTTTCAGTCCGCATTGCAGCCTGCTCACCGGAGGCGACAGCGCCAGCAGTGAAGAAATAACAGGCATAGTTGCCGGCGCTGTTGGTGATGTCGTCGGACACGATCACGCGCAGACCCATGTAGGTCGGAACGGTCACGTCGCCATACGCAGCAGCCACAGAACCGCCAACAGCGTTGATGGTGCTAGCGCCGGTAGCGGGGGTGCTCAGACGGGCTTCCGTGTTGGTCACGTAGTCAATCGCCTTGCGCTCCACGAGGTCGTAGTAGCAAGCCGAGTGCATGGCCACAGCGGTCAGCTTGTCGCCTTGATCGCCCAGAATTGCGCGGGCCTTAGCCACCTGACGGGGACCGAGGGCAGTTGCGCCGCTGGTGTCAAAACGCAGAGCGTCAAAGGCAGGGGAGTCAGAGCCGGTGAGGCTACCGAACACACCTTCAAGGCACTTGTAGAGGTCAGCCTGCTGCTGGTTAGCAACGTACTCACCAACTTTGGCGCCAATGGCGGCCATGGGGTCGGAGCCAGCAGCCAGAGCAGCCAGATCGCGGGCCTCAAAGGCACGGCCACGGTGCAGGATCACGCCGACTTGCTTGTCAGCACTGATCTTGCCGGGGGTCAGGCTGGTGGAGTCGGTAAGGACTTCCAGATCGCCGGACAGGTTGGCCTTCCAGAAAGGCACGTTAACAAAGTCACCACCCTCGGTTGCATTCAGTTCCGCCATGGGCTGCACAACGCCGCTGGCAAGAAACTGGTTCCGCTGAGTCGATTGCTCGATCACATACGGAGTAAAAATCTCGGGGATGATGACATCAGAGCGAAGAGTCGCCATGATGAATCCTCAGGGAATTTGTTGGTTGCGGGCGTAACCCAATGACGGAGTGGCGTAACCAATCGCGTCTAGCAGTTACATATTAAGCATTGTTTGCCGCTGCCTTCAAGCGTTCGTACAGATCGCGGTCAGTTCGGTAGAGCCGTGATTGCTCGGTCAGGTTGAAATATTCCCGCGTGAACGGGTTTTTGGTGCCTGCCGGAACATCAGACGACACGGGCTTGGTGCCAACGGGAGCCCCAGAACCCTTGACGTTCGGAGCCCTGAACAGGTAACCGCGCTCAGCCTTCAGGCGTTCAACCCATTGATCCATGGGCACTTCGTTGTAGCCATCAACGGCCACGGGGTTGCCGCTTTCGTCTAGTTTCAGTTGATCGCGGACCAGACGAAGGGCATCGTGCGGGTTGTGAGCACCCTGTTCAGCAAGGATGGCAACAACGCGATTGTCCAACTGATTGACGGTCAGTTTTGATTCCAGTTCGGCAATGCGTTTCTTGTAGCCTTCCTCCCGCTCTTGAAATTGTTGGGCGTACTGTTTCAGGGCTTCGTCGTACTTACCCTTTGATTCCAGTTCCTCTTGTTCCTTTTTTCGCTTGAACTCCAGAAGCTCCTGAATATCAACGCCATCGGGAACGGCAACTGATTTTTCCTTCTGTTCTTTGAGCTTGCCAATCAGTTCAAAGTTTTTACGCTCCAACGCTTCAATACTGCGCTTGAGCTTTTCCGATTCGTTATCGGTTGCAGTGGGCGTAGCTTCCTGCAGTTGTTCGTCAGACATTGTGACCCGTAGGGTTTACCGCCAAAGTGTATAGGTAAGCCAGCCAAAAGGCACGTCATGTCACGGCGGGAATGGAACACGCCAGTTCGTGAGCCTTGGTGCCCAGTGATTTATTGGCTGCTCAAGGCGATTGACCTACACACCCAGCGGTATCTGGAGACTGGGGAGCGGTGGCATGTTGACGCGGCGAATGACCTGCGCCGTTACGTTGCCGAGCTAAAAGACCGAATCCACCGCGATGAAGGTCGGTAGATCACCATTTTTCCTTGTCAGCCCAGTACGCCGCTGACACTTTGCCCTTGGCGATATTCTCCGCGTGACGTGCCTTGAACGATGCCCTTCTGGCCTTGTCTGCTGCTGACTCTCCTTTTTGCGCTGGTGAGCCTGACACGCCCTGTTGACCGAACCTGATTAAACGGATTTTTTCACCCTCTTTCGCCAAAACCGCATGAGATTTGGTCGGGTGGCTTGGCGTGCGCTTCGGCTTGTTGTAGCCGTCGAACTTTTCGCCTCGGTATTCAATCGCCATCTTCCCCATCATCCGTGCAGGTAATGACCTCAACGCCTTCGGCCAGCCTGCCCATCAATGCGCCGAGGATTTCTGGGTTGTTGGGCGTCGGGAAAATAAACCGGCCTTCAATCATGCCGTCAGCACACTTGAGGTAAGTGCAACTGCCTTCCCAAATTCTGCCGTTCATTTTTTCGGCTTGCGTTTTTTGGCGGTTTTAGCTGCTGCCTTGAATGCACCCTTGTCTGGGTAATCGGCTTCACCGGGGCGAGCCTTGCGCTCTTTGGCGCCCTCTTCCATCCGTTTGCGCTTGGCGTTGATGTTGGCGTACAAGCCGGGCTTTTTAGGTGCCATCACTTTTTACCTTTGGGTTGCTTGCGGGCCTTACCGGCTTCGCTCAAGGCAATAGCAATGGCCTGTTTACGGCTTTTGACGACCGGACCTTTGCCGGGACCTTGTTTGCCGCTTTTCAGTGTTCCGGCCTTGTACTCGCTCATCACCTTGCCGATCTTCTTTTCGGCTTTGGTCGGTTTCTTGGCCATGGGGCAACGGCAAGTGATCCAACTTTAGGCCGGACTTATCCACCCAGCCAATGCTGTCGTCGTCCAGCTTCTGCAGTCTGGCTTCAATGATTGCCTCGCCGTGTTCGACCTCTACCCAATCGGAATAAACGCGACCGTCTAGGTAATACCTAATCTTTGGGAGGTCCATACAGCCGCTGCAACTCAGCCAGCGTAACCTCGCTGCCATCTTCCCGCACCATTCGTGCCAAGGCGTCCTGCGGACCATATTTGTTGGACAGCTTGGTGAAATAAGCAGCACGATTTTTACCCAAAACTTCATCTTGGTAAGCCGCAGGCTGTTGCTTGAGCCATTGCCCGTAAGTAAGGCTTCCTTTCACCGGACCATCAGCACTGGCGCGAACCGACGGACCTGTACCCCAATCCGGCGGCGGAATGCCCAAGCCTTTGTAATCAATGATCGGGATTGTTGTTGACCGGCAGTTGAAATGAACAGGCGGAACGGGCCCCTTGCCGTAAACGTATTCCTTGCCATCAAGGCTCCGGCAAATTGCTGAGGTCCGGCTATCCAATGTGGCAACGTACCTGTACTTTTTGGTTATATCGTCGTTTGCTCGGTAAACCTGTTCACTGGCGGCGTTGGCAACCTGTTGAACGCTCGTGCGAACAACGGTCAGAACCTGATGGTCAGCCATTCGGGTCAGTTCGCCACCGGCTAGGGCTTGCTGTCGTGCGGTCTTGGCCAGATCACCAAATTCAAGGTTGCCGACAAGGCGATTGGCAATTTGCGCGGTCGGTTCACCGGTAAGAATTCCAGTCCTGACAATGGCGTTGAACTTCTGCGCCTGTGATTCGGCTAGGCCGCGAAATGCCTTTTCGACTACCTCACCATTGGGCAGCGTGATCGCAGCGCCTTGGCCAGCGGTCAAGTTAAAGCCACCGGTGCCGGGCAGGGTGAAGTTCAAGTCGGTGGGGTCAATGGATGCAACGCTGGCAGCAAAGTTCGGTGCAACCTCAACGGTATTGATCTGGGCTAAGGCATTGACCTGTGACGGCAGCAATTCGCGCTGATCAACAATTCCGCCACTTACGGCCAGCCTGATTTGTTCGGTGACAAATTCACTTTGCAGCTCCGCCAAACCCTGCAGTTCAGTGGCGACATATCCTGTACTGCGACCCGCCCATCCGTCCAAGGATTCCTTGAGCTGGGCAAGGATCACGCGGAGCCGTTGGGCTTGAACCGAGGCGGGGCTAACAATGCCTGCACCGGCAGTAGCTTGGCCAAAGTTGATACGGCGTAAGTCATCAACCGCGCTCAGCACTATGTCGTTGTAATCGCGGACAATCTGTTTGGCGACGGCATTGCCGAAGCGGTTTAGATCAATGGCGTTGCGGTAGATATTGGCAACAGGATCTTTGCGGTTAATACGCCGCTTGAATTGCTCAACGTTGAGCAGGCGAGGTGTAACGCCTGATTGGGTCATTATTCAGGCAGGACAACGGGTTCTTGGTCATCTTCCTGCATCATCTCTTCGCTGGTGATGTCTTCACTGCCAAGGTTTTCAGGACCACCCATTTCAATCAACCCGCCGGTCTGGGTGGCTTCCAGTTCTTCCTCAACGTCGAAGTCATCGCCCAGCACTTCGCCCTCAGCCAGTTGATCCAACAGCGTTTTCTGGCTGATTACGCCAGCGGTGTAGGTCTGCAGCAGGGCAAGAATTTCGGCAGGCTCAAGGCGTGCAGCGATGAAGTCGCGATTAACAAAGCTGCTCCCTGATTGCGGCAGGCCAAGATAATCAGCGTGATACCGCAGGCAGTTGTCGATTAGATCCTGCACCTGCTGGGCAACGACCATCATGGTGCTGTCGCCTTGGCTGCGGTCAATGCGCTT